AGCGCCTCCCGTGCCGCCGCCTATGCCGCCTATGCCGCCGCCTATGCCGCCGCCGCCGCCGCATATGCCGCCGCCGATGCCGATGCCGCCGCCGATGTCGCCGCCTATGCCGCCGCCCGTGCCGCCGCCGATGCCGCCGCCGATGCCGCCGCCTATGCCGCCCGTGCCGCCGCCTATGCCGCCCGTGCCCGACTTCGCCAGCGCGACACGCTTTTGGCGCTCATTGCCGCCGCCTGACACACACTGGCGGCGGCGTAACAGCCCCGCCCATCACCAACCGGAGATAACGGCATGACCCACCACACCGAACGCCCCTGCGCCGCCCACGGCTGGACTTCTTACCGCTACGGCACAATCATGATCGGCGCGACCAGCACGCAGGACGCCTTGAACGAAGCGGACCGGTCCCTGACCCAAGGCGCGGCCACGGTTGACCGGCTGGAAATTTGGAACGCCCTGACCGGGCTTTATGAGAAGGTGACGACATGACACTCAGCCAGTTCCGCAGCAAACTCTAAGCGCTGGCCAAGCTGCTCGGCTTCGGCCGGGCTCACACCTAAGGAAGGAAACAGACATGGTTTTAATATGGATAGGATTCGCGGTTCTGACTGCAATTGCAGCGGACAAGCGCAACCGCTCGATCGGATGGTGGGCCGCCTTCGGGCTGCTCTTTGGGCCTTTTGCTTTGGGGGCTGTTCTGATGATGGGAAAGCTATCCGGGACTGACGACGCTTAAACCCACGGGCCGCTTGATCGGCTCTATATTTCCACCGACAAAATAGGAGACTGAGACAATGACCCCACGAAACGAAGCGCGCGCTTACCGCATCTGGGCTTTGGGAAACGCGCTAAAATGGGAATGCACCCAAGAGGAAATTGCCGACGAGTTGGGGCTGCACAGACAAATGGTTTACAGAATATGCAAGGCAAAAGGGTGGAAAACTTCAGGCACCGTGATGGGCGATCCAAACCGACGCGGTGTGGATCAAGTCATCAACGCTCGGTTCATGCAAGGTCGTGAACGCTAAACTAAACCAGATAGGAGACACGCCATGAGCGGCGATCCATACTTTCTCCATCGCTACCGACGCGCCGAAGGCTCTGGCCCTTGGCTGCACCCGCCGCACCCGCCGCGCCCGGCGCGCCGGCATCGCTCAATAGGTTTGCGCTATATACTGCTCGCCGCGATCGCCTCTGCATTCGCAGGCTTTGGCCTCGCGTTGCTGGCAGGGACGCCTCCCCCCTATCACCCCGCGCCCGGCGAAACCGTGTGCATGACGAAAGGCTGCTAGTGAAAAAGCGTAACCCCGCCGGCGCAGGCCGCCCGGTCACGATAATGGGTGTTGAATACCCGAGCTGCGCCGCCGCTGGCAGGGCGCTAGGTATGCACGGGCAGCACATAAGGCGCGCGTCAGCACAGGGTAAAGAGCACTTAATCGGTACGTGCAAACAAGTACCAGTAACGATTGACAACATAACGTATCCAAGCCGTGCTGAAGCGGCGCGTGCCTTGGGTATAAGCTACAGCAAACTGAGGTGATGACATGCACCTTTACCAGCTATGCCACAGCGCCCGCCGGATGGACCGGAACAGTGAGGCGGAATTGTGGGCCAGGTTCAAAGCGGTCCGGCCCCAGGACGCTTGCGCTGTCACACCGGCCCGCCCTGCACCGCACCCGATGCCCGAACAAATCGACGCGGCTCTTGAATGGGCGCGCGAATACCTGTCAACACGTCAAACCTGTGATCGGGCGGGCGCTTAACAGCCCCGCCCACCACCAACCCAACCGGAGCCACCTACATGAAAACCATCACACCCACACCGACCCCGACGACTGGAAAAGCTGTTCGAGATGTATACGAGGATGACACCCTAAAGCGCCGCACTGCGTAGGGCTGAGTAACGTCCGGTAATCTCCCATTATCGAACATATCTGTTCGCCACTCGAAAACAGGACTACCAGCCCATGAACATGTTTAACACCAAGACGATTGACCGGCAGGCTGCGCAAGCGCTTGGAAGCCCCGGCGAAAGAACCGAATGGCAGGACGCGCTGTGCAAGCCGCCAGAACCAAAAAGCGAACCGCCGGTCATGCTGTGGCTTTTTGGCGTCATCGGCAGCGTGTTCGCTATTATCCTTTTGATCACTGCTTTGCTTGCAGTGCTATTTTGTGCATCTGAAATCCCATAAATGCCCTCACTGTAACCCACAACCGGAGCCACCAACATGAAAACCATCACACCCACACTGACCCCGACCACGTTTTTCCTACCCGCCGATGACCTGCGCGCAGCGTTCCAGTGCATCAGCACCGAACAGACCCGCAAATATCTCGGCGGGGTGTTTGTCGAAGCTGACAATCTGGTGGCGCTGGACGGCCACCAGATGCTGACGATTGAATTGCCGGACGGCTGCCACGTCGGCACGGAATGTTTCACTCAGGGTATGGACGCGGCACGGATGCCCGGAACCACAGGCACGCTTCAGGGCGCAGGGTTTATCCTGTCCTGTGACGCAACCGACAAGGCGTTCAAAGCCAAGGCGTCTGGCGGCGATCTGTGGGTTTATGGCGACATTGAAACCGGGATCCTACAGTTTGTGATCAACCATGGAGAAGGCGGCGAAATGTCCCGTGTCGGCGTGCTGGAATTTAGCGTGATCAACGGCACATATCCCGAATGGCGGCGCGTGGTGGCCAAAGGCGGCGGGGGCGCTGCCAGCTTGTGCTACGATCCTGCCGTGCTGGGCAAGCTGATCAAGGCCGCTGACGTGATCGACAAAGGTAGAGGCATCCGACTGACCGGTGGCGAGGGCGATCCGATCCGGGTGGATTTTGTAGCGTCTGCGCGCCTGCGCGGCACGCTTTACCCTCTGCGGTGGACGGGCGCATGAGCCTAGCAAACTGGCAAGCCCGGTGGGGCCACAGCATCCCCGCACAGGCCATTGCCGAACTCACGGATATCCTGAGTCCCGTCATGCCCTCGCCCGCCCCCACGACCCGTCACAGTGAGGCGGCGGGGGCGGCACAGATACGTTTGGCGGCGGGCCGGGCCGGTGTGCCGCTGTTTCGCAATAATTCTGGGGCCATGACAGACCAGACAGGCCGCCTGATCCGGTTCGGGCTGGGCAATGAATCGCCCGCCTTGAACAAGGTGTGGAAGTCGTCAGACCTGATCGGGATGTTGCCCGTGGTGGTGCAGCCGTCACACGTTGGCAAAACGCTTGGCGTGTTCCTGGCGGTTGAAACCAAAAAGCCCGGCTGGCGTCTGACGCCCGGCGACAAACGCGGCCAGGCGCAGGCCGCTTTCCTGCAATCCGTGCGGGGGTTCGGCGGTGTCGGTGGGTTCTGTTGCACCGCCGACGATTTTGCAAAATTATTGCTTGACGCGGGTGGTAATAGTGGGTAATTAGGGTGTAGAGAGACACACCAACCGGAGAGACCGACATGAACACCCTAACCGCCCTGGTCAACACCGCATCGGCCACCCACACCACACGCTTTGCAGCACAGCGCGGGATATTCTTTGACAGCATGTCCGATATGGTCGCCAAGCTGAACGCCGAAGGGCTCACCATGCAGCAGAACGACGGTGAGCGCGTGCTGGTCAGCAACAAGGTGTGGATGACGCGCCACGGCGTTGCTACCCCTGTCAACACTTCAAACCTGTAATCCACACACCAACGGGAGTTACTGATAATGGCATACGGAATTGCAAACCACAACGGCGAGGAGGTGGAGGTGGCGTTCAGCGCTACCGGCGTTGTCACCGACTATGGCGTGGACCGCTCGCCCACTTGGATCGAGTGGGATAATGTGGCGATCAATGATCTGACGATACTGGGGGTTGCGGTCGATGTGTCAAAGCTGCCGGTTGAACTGATACAGGCGATCTATGCGCTGGCCGACGATCTCGAATTTGAACAGGAGGATCCTGACTATGACTGACAACAACCACCCTCGCTTTGCCAATCTGCGCAATGGCGGCAACATGCCCCGCGCCAAGCCCGGACGTATCCGTTTGTGGATTGGCAACGCCATAGGGCTTGCTTGTATCATCGTCATATCACTGGTGTTCTATGTGGTGATGCCATGAAATTCAGAACCTATTTCCAACAGCCTCAGCGGTGCGCCAAATGTCATCAATCGCCGTGATCTTGCCGTTGGCCGCGTCCAGCGCTTCAACGTGATCGGACAAGATCACCCCTACATCGCCCAACGTTTTAGCCCGCCGATCCGGCACGGAAACCGGAGTGCGCAATTCGGCCGGCAGGTCCGGCAGCACGTTGCGGTATTCAATCTTTGCCGGGCCGCAGGATGCGATTAAGCAACACGCGAAAATCATCAGGTAGCGGAACATCGAATCCTCCTTTACGAAATGCGTCTTTGACTTGCTCATATTCAACGGCCTTGGCGCGCTGGCGATCCGCCTCGGATTGGGCCACGGTGGCAGCAAGCCGGGCCTGCGCGCGGGCATCCTCTAGCGCCGCCGCAGTGCGCGTCAGACGGGCGTTGTCGTCGCGTAGGTTGCCGATGGTGCTGTGCTGCCACCACAACCCCCCAGCAAGCGCCAGGAACGCCGCAGCGATGCCGCCAGCCAGATAGGCGCGGATCACGTCAGCCCCACCATGCAGAGCCGCGTTTCATCAGCCCGGCGATTGACCAGCCCGCGCACCACGCGGCCGCCAGATTTGTTCCACCAGCCGAGCGCCGAGCAGCCGCCCGCGATGTCGCCAGCGTTCAGCCGCCGAGTTGCCGTTGATTTGCCAATGGCGTAGATGCCAGCGTTGTAAGCCAGCGACACATAGGCCGCGTCCCGCTCTGGTGTCAGGCGCAAGTCCCGTGTCTCCCGCGTGAAGAATTCATGCAGCCCGTCCCGAAACTGCCCTAGCCCGCGCTCCAGCATGGCCGAGCATTGGGCGTCGGTATATGTGTCGCCACGCTTTACGCCTCGCGTCTCGCCGTAGCAGACCGTCCACACAGCAGGGCTGGCGATGGTGTCGAGATAGGCGGTGTTCTTCTTGCCCTCCCATTTTGCCACCAACGGCACTAGGACACGCATGGTCGCCGTCTCTGTCGTGCTTGCAATCGGCGCGGGAGGCGCAGCGGCACAGGCAAAGATCGCGCATAGGAATGACTTAATCATCGGGCGATTCCCTGCGATACAAGCCGGCCCGCGATGCCTGCGATAATCAGGCCGAGACCAATTGCCAGCCACATGTGCGGGCTGGTGTCTCGCCCGGTGGAAAGGTAGATCGCATCGGGCGCCATTATCGCCGCGATGCCGAGATAGTTGGCCCACATGGAATAGGATTTGAGCGCCACTGTCTTTGCGTCTGGTATCATCTTCATTTTCCCATTCCCCTTAGCAGCGTCTTTATGTCCGACGCAATTTCATCAAGCCTGCGATCCATGCGGTCTCGACTTTCTTTCGCGGCTTCCATGTCCTCTCTGCGTTGAGACCACAGCCGCTTGATTTCGGTGCCGTTGGATATCCCGCGCGCCTCAAGCCGGATAAGCCATGCAATCGCGGCAATGACGGTAACGGCAACTGGCCACCATGTTCTTATCATTTCAGTCATGCCGCCCCTGTTGGCTAGGTGTCGCGCCCGCACGGTCCAAGGTTTTTCGCGCTGCGTCAACCTCATTTTGCCATGCACGTTGGCAGTGGTCCGCCTCATACCATGCGAGGAACCAGTCAATTCTGTCCCGACGCCGCGCCCATTTAGGGTCTGTCTTTCCGTCAATGTGCGCCCGTGCGCTGGTCGTCTGGTGGGTTGATCCGCTGTGTATCACTGCATTGTACAAACGGCTGTTGGACGATATGACCATCTCGGCAAATCTCAGCAGGATGTAGACTGCGCGTGTCATCCGGCAATACCAAAGTGCGTGTCCATCTGTGCATCGGTGACTTTCTTGGACATCATCAACAGGCGCAGCAGCAGGTCATTGCGATTGACGACCAGTTGCCCTAGCGCGTTGATTTCCGCGATATCTTGCTTGTCCGCGCCCTCGATGTGCTGCGCGATTATGTCGGTGACGATCTGCGGCAATGCGTTACCCGGAACCCAAGCTTTTGCCTCTGCCGCCGTAATCCAACCCTCGCGCAGGGCCAGTTTGGCAAAGTCGAGACGGGACATGGACGCGGCCGCGCGGGCTTCTTCAAGCGTAGGCTGCGGCGATTGCGGCACTGCCCACCCGCTGCCGCCCCATACAGCATCGGCACGAGGCGGGGCTGGACGCTCTATTGCACCTTCAGGGGGCTGCGCGCCATCGGCAAACCCACCAACGTAGCTTCCCTGAGCGTCGGAATAGTGCGTCGTGGTCATGCGTACGCCTCCACATAAAGGTCGAAATCGGCGCGCTTTGGGATGTCTAGCGAGCCTGTTGAATTATTCGGGATAATCCAAAGAACATCATTGGTGCCGTTCCTGATGTAGATGTTTGTGCTGTCAAATGTAACTGTTAGGCCCGTACTAATACTGTACTGTGTGATGGAGTTGACTGTGGTCGTCAGGTCCAGCTTGTCACCTACTGAGAAGCCAGATCCGGCAGCAGTAGCAATCCCGTAAAGACGGATCAACTTTGGGTCCGCTGACAAACCGTGCGCGAGCGTCAGAAGCCCGCCGGTTATCATGGTTTGCCCGGTGCTCTGGTATTCTTTTGAGAACGGGAGTGTGCTAAGTTTTGCGTCCACCAGCCCCCGCCGCGCCGCCGCATTAGGGTCAACGGCCAAGTCTGCATTGGGGCTGTCAACCATCAGGGCCGCGCTACCCAAACCTAAGTTAGCGCGCGCTGCCGTCGCGCTTCCCAGATCGCTTAAATTGTTGGATCGGTGGGCGTAGCGGTTGTCTGGCTGAACAGAAGCCGTCCCAAGCGCCGTTCCCTGCCGGTAAGGTGTCCAGCCGCTACCCCCCTTTTTGGCGACGATAACCCATGCGCTATTTGCCTCATTGCGCACTTTCATGAGGTCGTTATTCGTGTCGAACCAGAGCATGTGCGCAAATGTCGTGTTCGGCTCTGATGATCCGGCATTGTTCGTCGCAATCGCGCTCAGAGCGTTGTTCAGGTCCACGAGGAAATCGAACCCGTTCTGATCACCAATATTGTAGTCGTGTTGCGCCATTCAATTCCTCACAGACTGTCGGCGTCGATGCCGAGCTCGGAAACGGAAACATTCACGTCCGATCCGATAGTTGATACCAGAGCGCGAAACTCGAAAGCCCGCGCATCGAATTCGGCCGAGTCCAGCCGATCCCAGGCTGTCCATTCCGGCGTGCCTGACGGGTCGTCGTCGGTATGCCGGACCTGCACAATAAGATCGCCGCCATCCGGGATGTCGCCAACGATGCTTGTCCACGTGGATATCAGATCAGTGCGTTGCGCGATAGTGTCGAACACGTTGAACGAGACCAGTGCGATGCGGGATGTAAGCCGCCGTTTGACCACCGCCCCATAATCCAGCGCCGCCGCGAAGTCGTACACGCCCGTCTGACTGACCGCCGGATCGGTCAGCTCAAGCGTGCCGCTATCGACCGTGAGGTTCGTCTTGGCCCCGGAAAACGCGGTAGCCTCATCAATCGTGTCGGTAGCAGCGAAATCCAGAACTGTCGCCTGCTTGGTCGAAACGGTGGCCGTCGTCTCGCTAACCCGCCCCGTCTGGTCAATCACGCGGGCCAGGTAAGCACCTTTTTTCAGTGGCAACACGACAAGTTGGGCGCTCGCTCTCGCAAGGTCGCCAATCGAATTGCTCGCGCCCCATGTCGCGCCTGTCATCGCTGGACTATGCCTGAACCGCACCTCGCCACCATAC